TTTCTCAAAGGCGGCGGCGAAATCGTGCCATCAACTGCGGCATCTGCATCAAAAGACGGCGGTAAAGAGTCGTTCGCTGTTGCCGATGAAACGCACCTGTACTCAAGCCCAGAACTTAAACGAATGCACGAAACCGTAAGGCGTAACCTCGCCAAGCGAAAGGGTGCAGACCCGTGGATGCTCGAAACATCAACAATGTATTCGGTCGGCGAGGAATCAATCGCCGAACAAACGCACCGCTTGTGGATTTCGATACAAGAAGGCCGCACTAAAAATCCAGGCCTGTTATTCGACCACAAGCAAGCGCCCGAGGTCTCAGACCTGCAGGACAGCGAGAAGCTTCGAAAGGCGCTCGCTGTCGTGTATGGGCCCGCATTCAAGTGGCTGGACGCCGACCGTTTAATGGCCGAAATCCAAGACCCAATGACTAAGGCGTCAGACGCACGCCGTTACTTTTTGAACCAACCGTCCACAGACACCGACCGCTATATGGACATCACAGCATGGAACGCAGCGGCCGAACCTGAGGAGCTGCTCGAAGGCACCGAGGTTGTGCTTGGTTATGACGGTTCAAGAAAAGACGACGCGACTGTTTTGGTTGCGTGCCGTGTTGAAGACGGCAAGATTTTCCAGCTCGAGTGCTGGGAGCGGCCACCTGGGCCTGCGGGTTACGGGTGGGAAGTTCCAAGAGTCGAAGTTGATGAAGCAGTGCGAATGGCGTTCGCCAAGTACAAGGTCCACAAGATATGGGCAGACCCCTCGGGTTGGCAGTCCTACTTGGACGCTTGGAACTCAACATTCGCCGACAAAGTCGTTGCGGTCTACCCTTCAAGCCAGCGAAAGCTCATGGCGCAAGGGCTCGACCGTTTTCTTGAGGACACACTCGAAGGCCGTTTGAAACACAGCGGCGCAGCCGAACTTACAAGACACGTGACCAACGCAGTGCCGACTCGGTATGGCCAGGTCATGAAACCATCACACAGTCACAAGATTGACGGTTTGATTGCCGCGGTGCTCGCCTACTTAGGACGCACAGAAGCGCTGGTCAATCCAGAACCCGTGGCTCCCAAAGTCGCTTACCGCACGATTCAAGTCTAGGAGAAAAATGAAGCGTTTTGATGCTGGGCTTGCCGTTGAAGTAGTCGGAGTTGCACTTGTAACTGTCGGCCTTTGGTTGTTCTCACCGCCGTTTGCACTCATCGCTCTCGGCTCCTTCCTCGTTTGGGCTACAGAAAAGGCTAATTGATGACAGCTGGCATTTATAACGCGACCATTGACCAAGGTGCAACCTGGAGCGTCACAGTCACATACACAAACTCGGCTGGTGCGCCTATCAACTTGACTGGCTACACTGCTGCCATGCAGGTGCGTCAGCAGTACAGCTCTGAGACTGCGGACTTGACTCTGACCAGCCCAAGTGGTGGCATCGTTATAACTCCATTAACTGGTGTTGTCGTCATCACGATGACTGCTGCACAAACTGCGGCACTTGAAGAGGGTTACTACGTTTATGACGTTGAGCTGACATCTGGCTCCTATAAAGAGCGTCTCATTCAAGGACAGCTGACTGTTGCACCTGAGGTGACACGTGTCTGACAACTGCAACGAAGTCACGGTCGTCAAAGATGTCAACACTGTTGAAATCGCGTCTCCTGGCACACAGGGGCCACAAGGTTCAACAGGTCCGACAGGCGCTACTGGTCCACTCGGCCCGACAGGCGTAACTGGCCCAATCGGTGTCACTGGCCCAAGCGGCGCAACAGGCCCAACAGGCCCAATCGGCGCAACAGGTCCAATCGGAGTCACTGGCCCAATCGGAGTCACTGGCCCTACTGGCCCAGTTGGCGCAACAGGACCGCAAGGCATTCAAGGCATTCAAGGTGAAGTTGGCGTCACTGGCCCAATAGGCGCAACTGGCCCGCAGGGTATTCAGGGCGTTGTTGGCGCAACAGGCGCCACTGGTCCAGTCGGTGCGACAGGCGCAGTTGGTGCAACAGGTTCAGTCGGCGCAACAGGCGCAACAGGGCCACAAGGTCTCGTTGGTGCGACAGGCGCGACAGGTCCAGTCGGTGCAACAGGTCCAACAGGTGCAGATTCGTTTGTTCCAGGCCCTACAGGTGCGACTGGCCCAATCGGTGCTACAGGTCCAACTGGCCCAATCGGCGCGACAGGCGCGACAGGCGCAACAGGCGCGACAGGCTCGACTGGTCCACAAGGTTACTCAACTGGCCGCTTCTACTACTTCAATGAGACTGTAACAGAATTGGCTGGCTTTAAGCAGCTTGGTGAAGAGCCAGTGTCAGCTGCAGAGCAATCAATCGCGATTTCTGCAACTTTGACTCCAGTGCTTGTCCAGTCTTATATCACAGAACCGTTTGGCTTTTCGCTCATTCCGTCTGGCGTGCAGCGTTTCTATCTTTACGCCTTAAAGAACAATAATGCGGACAACGTGCAGATGTTTTGCCGTCTGAAGCTTGCTGACAACGCAGGCACTGTGCTTGCCACAATCGGCGACACAGACCCAACGCTGGTCGGCTACAACGCTACGAATCCCGTCGAAGTTAGAACTGAAATCGTCTTGCCGACGACTGCTGTTGACCCAACCAATCGCATGATTGTAGAAATCTATGGGTCTGTGCAAAGCGGCGGTGCTAAGAACTTAACTTGGTATACACAAGGCACACAACACTACTCTTACGTAATCACTTCGCTACAAGCCGCAATCGGCCCAGTTGGTCCAACAGGTCCAACAGGTGCTACAGGTCCAATCGGTCCAACAGGCGTCACTGGCCCAACAGGTCCAATCGGTGCGACTGGTGCAAGCGGCGCGGACTCAATCGTGCCAGGCCCAACAGGCCCAACAGGTCCAATCGGTGCTACGGGCCCAGTCGGCGCGACAGGCGCAGTTGGAGCAACTGGCGCAGTTGGTGCCACAGGCCCCGCGGGTGTTGACGGTGCCACTGGCCCAACAGGTCCAGTCGGTGCTACAGGCCCAGCAGGAGCCACAGGCCCCGCAGGAGCAACAGGCGCAACAGGGCCGCAAGGTATTCAAGGAATCCAAGGCGACGTCGGAGTCACTGGCCCAATCGGTGCTACTGGCCCAATCGGTGCTACTGGTCCACAAGGAATCGAAGGCCCAACAGGTCCAGTCGGTGCCACAGGCCCACAAGGAATCGAAGGCCCAACAGGTCCAGTCGGTGCCACGGGCCCAGTTGGTCCGACAGGCTCCATTGGAGCCACAGGTCCGAGCGGTGCAGATTCGACAGTACCAGGCCCAACAGGCCCAAGCGGAGCCACAGGCCCAGTCGGTGCGACTGGCTCGACAGGCCCTGCAGGAGCGACAGGGCCCAGCGGCGCAACTGGCCCAACAGGCCCACAAGGTGGCGACAACCCCGTTGTGGACTACCTCGACGGCGGCAGTTCTGCAGTGCGTGGCGATGTCGTTTACAACGCAGAGACTTCTGGCACATCAGCTTGGACTTACACCATCGACGCTGGCGCGTCAATAACAACGTTCTAAAGAGAGAAAGCAGCCAAAATGACAGCAAGACTCCAAAACCGCCGCGACACGGCAGCAAACTGGACATCAAACAATCCAACCCTTGCGGCTGGCGAACTCGGACTCGAAACCGACACAACCAAGTACAAAATCGGTGACGGCGCCACTGCTTGGAACTCTTTGGCGTATGCTTACACAGCTGGAACTGCTGGAGCCACTGGCCCAACTGGTCCTTCGGGCCCAACTGGTCCTTCGGGCCCAACAGGCGCAACTGGCGCTGGCGGCGTCGAGGCAGTAAATGCTCAGACTGGAACAACTTACACTTTCGTGTTGGCTGACAAAGACGAACTCGTTACAGCTTCAAACGCAAGCGCACAAACATACACAATCCCACTGAACTCATCTGTCGCCTTCATCACTGGAACACTAATCAACCTCATTCAAATCGGTGCTGGCCAAGTAACAGTTCAGGGCGCAAGTGGCGTCACCGTTCTTTCGAACGGCCAGACAGCAGCGACTCCGAAAACCAGAGTGCAGTATTCTGTTCTGACGCTAATCAAAGCTGGAACTGACACTTGGTACGCGACTGGGGATATTGCGTAATGCCAGTTCTTGGTGTGGTTGCCAGCTCAATCACCTCGTCCACTCAGGGTGCGTTCTTTGGCATACAAACTGTCACTGTGGGTGGCGCTGGTTCATCATTTATCGAGTTTGCATCAATACCGCAAACATATAAGCATTTGGTTATCAGAACAAGCTTGCGCGACAGCCGCGGAGCCCAAAACACTGGCTCTTCCATGACATTCAATAGTGACGGTGGGGCCAATTACTCTGGGCACGACTTGGCAGGTAACGGCAGCACCATTTTCCTTGATAACTACCCAAATGACATCTTTATGACGCTGCCAAACCAAGTCGGTAACTCCGCTGAGTCGCAGTATTTTGGGACACAAACAATCACGATTCCAGATTACTCCAGCACTGCTAAGTTTAAAACCATGCTGGCAATCGGCGGCCATGAACAAAACGGAACAAGCACTTGGGCGATGCACAATATCGGCAACTGGCGCAACAACAACGCCATTACCAACATAAAGATTTATCCACTCGTTGGTCCGTGGAGACAATATTCAACAGCAACTTTATATGGGGTGTTGGGCTAATGGCACTAACTTACATACAACTCAAAAGTCAGGTCCTTTCTTCAAACCAGACTTCTGTTACATTCTCGTCTATTCCACAAACCTTCACAGACTTGCGCCTCATTATCAATCTGCGTGAGACGACTGGTGGTGGGTTTGTCACTTTTAACTCAAATAGCGGCTCTGTTTATGGAAGAAACTTGATGTATGGCAGTGGCGACGGCACAATTACACCATTCCAAGAGGCTTCAAGAACGAATATAGCAATCGGTGGCAGCCAAGTGACTGCGTACAATAACCAAAACATTTTAGAGATAAATGATTACGCGAGCACTATAAAGTACAAACAAGTTGTCCTGTATCAAGGTTCTGTTGACTCAAGCACTGCGTTTATCGCAGAGCATGTGGCGTCTTTCCGTTCAACTGCTGGAATCTCGACCATTACGGTTGTTGGCGGTGGTGCTAACTCACTACTTTCTGGTTCTACTTTCGCGCTCTATGGAATGAAGGTATAAGGATGCCAGCTACATTTGCAAAGATTCAGACGGTTTCAGTTGGTGCCGCGGGCTCCACAGGGATTAACTTCACGTCTATCCCACAAACATATGACGACCTTTGCGTTTTTATCAGTGCAAGGTGTTCATCAGGGACCATAAGCAATTCGCTGACTGTGCAGCCTAACGGACAGACAACGAACCAAAAGTCCGAAACGATTAGAGGCAACGACACAAACAAGATTTCTTTTGTTGACACTGCTGCGGGCGCTGCATCTGCAACTCGCATAAATGGTGGCACTTCAACGGCTGGTATTTTTTCTGCCATTGAGCTCTACGTTTCCGATTATAGCTCAACATCTCTTAATAAAATCATGAGCGCAAAAGGCTCGGTAGAAAACAATGCAGCAAGCGCTTTTATCGAGTACGCAGTTAGCACTTGGGCAAGCACTGCTGCAATTACCTCTTTAAACTTGTACGCTTCTGGCAACACGATGATTGAATTATCAACAGCAACACTATACGGAATCAAGAGAGGGAACGAATAATGACAAAGCTTTTTAAGATTGAAGCGAACTGCGAGACTGGCGTTGTGACAGAAACTGAACTAACACCAGAAGAGGTTGCAACACATGAGGCAATCTCAGCCGCGATGCTTGCAGCAGAACAAAAGCGCGAAGCGGCATTCGCCGCAAGGGAAGCACTGAAAGAATCAGCACGTGTCAAGCTTGTTGCTGGAGAGCCACTTACTGAAGCAGAAGCAGCAACAATCGTTCTATGAACAAGGTCGGGGGACCAATGAGATTTCACGTTGTGGCACTGCCTCACACGCAAGTAACAAAAGACTTCACAAGTTGCGCCTTCACTGAGAAGGTGCGCCGTTTCTGTATCATGATGACAGACCTCGGACATGAGGTCATTCTCTACGCTGGCGAGGAAAACGAAGCGCCAGTGACCGAGCACGTGGTTTGCATCAGCGAGGACATGAGAGTCGCCGCGGTTGGCCAAAACCACTACACTACGGCCTCATTCGACACCAACATGCCGCACTGGCAGGTGTTCAACGCGACCGTTATCAACAAGATGCGCAAGCGCTTAGAGCCAAAAGACTTCATTTGCTTAATCGGTGGCTCTGCGCATAAACCGATTGCGGACGCTTTCCCGCAACACACATCAGTCGAGTTCGGGATTGGGTATGGCGGCACATTCGCCAAGTACCGCGTTTTCGAGTCGTACGCGTGGATGCACTCAATCTATGCAGGGCACACAAACCCGACCACCGTGGACGGCGGTTTCTTTGACGCAGTCATACCAGGGTACCTCGAGCCCGAGATGTTCCCAGCGGGCAACGGCGACGGAGACTATTACTTTTTTATCGGGCGAATCATCGACCGAAAAGGCTATAGAATCGCACAAGAAGTCTGCGAACGCCTCGGCAAGCGGCTCATTCTTGCGGGTCCTGGCAAAGGCTCAGGCTACGGCGAGTTCATCGGCAACGTTGGACCCGAACAAAGAGCCGAGCTCATGGGCGGCGCGATTGCGTTGTTTGCGCCGACTCTTTACATTGAGCCGTTCGGCAATATCGCAGTCGAAGCTCAAACCTGCGGCACTCCGACAATCACGACCGACTGGGGCGCTTTTACAGAGACAAACATCAACGGTGTGACTGGCTACAGATGCCACACGCTGGCAGAGTTCGTGCAAGCGGCAGAGGACGTCAAGTCACTCGACCGCGCAGCTATCCGAAAGCAAGCGATTGAGAAGTATTCACTCGAAGCTGTCGGTGTGCAATACGAGCGCTATTTCAAGCGGTTGTTGACCCTTTGGGACGACGGCTGGTACCAACTCGACACAGAAAAGGCCACTAAATGAGTCTATCGAACAGACTGCGCAAGGCTAGTGAACAACGAGCACAGAACCAATTCGTTGAACCGCTAGTGCCTGGCCGTCCTGCGTATTCATCCCCAGCTGGAGTTGATGTCAACGCCGACACGGCAATTCGCATGTCCACCGTGTACGCATGTGTGCGCCTTTTGGGTGATACAATAGGGTCCTTGCCTCTTTCTGCCTACGTGCGCAGAGGCCGCCAGCGCATTTCGTATGCTGCAGTCTATGGCGAGCAGCCTGAATGGGTGAGTCGTCCAAACCCAGACACCACGCGACTCGAGTTCTACGAGCAAATCGTCACATCGCTCAATCTGCACGGCAACGCTTTCATTCTAACTGTCCGCGATGAGCTGGGCGATGTTATCGAGCTCTATTGCATCAACCCACAGAACGTGCGCATTCGCCGTCCAAGTGCAGAAGCCGAAATCTACTACGAAGTCACAATCGGCACCAATAGCCAGAACAGCTTGTATGACGGGTTACAGTCTGCAGAAGGCGCTACAAAGACGATGATTCTGACAAAGCGCGAGATGCTTCACATTCCATTATTTAGACTTCCAGGGCAGCTGCTTGGACTCGGTCCAATCGGTGCAGCCCGCATCACTTTGGGCTCTGCGATGGCCGCAGAAGTATACGCAGCCTCTTACTTTGGCAACGCTGCGAACCCAGGCGGTGTCATTGAATCTCCAGGCGAACTGACTGAAGAGCAAATCACAGACATCGCTCGCAACTGGAATCTTTCACACACAGGCCCTTACCGTGCTGGCAAGCTTGGTGTTTTGACTGGTGGCGCTTCATTCAAGCCTCTCACGCTCAACGCTGCAGACGCACAACTTCTCGAAGTTCGCCGCTTTGGGGTCGAAGAAATCGCTCGCCTTTTCCGCGTCCCGATTTCACTACTCGGCCACCCAGTGGCAGGCGCGATGTCGTTTGCTTCAGTTGAAGCTCAGAACTTGTCCTTCGTGCAGCACTCACTGCGTCCACTCTTGGAGCGCATTGAACAAGCACTTTCGCCACTACTACCAGAGCCAGACGGCTTCATCAAGTTCAACCTTGATGCTCTGCTCCGTGGTACAACACTCGAGCGCTACGAGGCTTACACAAAGGGCCTGAATGAGGGCTTCTTATCAATCAACGACGTGCATGCGTCAGAGGACATGGCACCAGTCGCAGACGGCGACCAATACAGAGTTCCACTTCAAAACATCGACTTGACAGATGCAAAAGAAGTCGGTATGAAGCTCAGAACTGAAATCGCTACCAACCTGATTCAAGTCGGATTTGAGCCAAAGGCGGTCCTCGAGGCCGTGGGCTTGCCACCGATGGGTCACACGGGAGTTCCAACAGGTCAGTTGCAGCAAGTCTCAACGATTGACCCTGCAAATCCATCGTCCGTTTATGAGGTCAATTAATGCCATACTACGTTTCCGACCAGCAAAGCGACTGCTCAGGCTGGGCCACAGTTAAGCAAGAAACAGACGGCAGCTACACCACACTCGGTTGCCACGACACCAAGCAAGATGCTATTGACCAGATGGTCGCAGTGTCCATTTCAGAGGACATCGAACCAGGCGGCGAAGTTCAGCGCGATTCCGTGGGGGAAGACAGGAGCAAGATGAAAAAAATCGAGCGTCGCACCTTTACAGTGCACAACATCGAAACACGTGAAGCAGAGGACGGCGTGATGCGCCTGTCTGGCTATGCTGCAGTCTTTAACGACGCAAGCGTGCCGCTTCCATTCAGCGAGCGCATCGCTCCTGGTGCATTCCGCAAGACTCTCAGCGAGACACCAGACGTGAGGCTCTTAATCAACCACGAAGGCTTGCCACTGGCTCGCACAAAGAACGGCACACTTGAGCTGTCCGAGGACGAGGTCGGCTTGCGCTTTGATGCAGAGCTGCCAGACACTACAGAAGCCCGCGACTTGTGGACTTTAATCCAGCGCGGCGACGTTGACCAGATGAGCTTCGCATTTCGCGTGATTCGTCAAAAGTGGAGTGCAGACCGCACAGAGCGCACACTCACTGAAGTTTCACTGGCAGACGGCGACGTTTCAGTCGTTACCTACCCCGCTTATCCAACTACCACAGTCGAAGCTCGCGAGGCTTTGGCAAACGCGATTCAAGCCGTGAAAGAAGGCCGCGAGGTCTCAGGCGAGTCACTTATCATTCTGCAGACCGTCTTTGAAAAGATGTCTGAAGGGCACGAATACGTCATGGAAGCTGTCGAAATGATGGCTGCATTGATGGGCGCACAAGAGGCGCCAATGGAAGACGAAGCCACAATGGGTGAAGAAGAGGACAAAGCTTCACAGCCTCGCTCAATCTCGCTGCGTCTGGCCAAGGCCATCGTCAACAGCACAAAATAACATTCTGCCAGCAAATCGCTGTCAGATACCGAAGTCGGAGCGACTCTCACACCCTACAAGCGCCGTGAGCCCAATCGCCACCACCTCGAATCCAAACTCATAAGGAGCCATACAATGTCATTTCTTGACAAAGTAATCGAGCGCCGTGATGCAGTTAAGGCTGAAATGGACGCAGTTCTCGAAGCAGTAGCAGAAGAGAACCGTACCGACCTTACTGTAGAGGAGACCGAGAAGGTTGACGCTCTTGTAGAAGAGTCACGTTCACTCGATTCAAAAATCGAAAAGCTAAAGACACAAGCAGAAGCAGACGTTAAGGCTGCAGAAGCACGTGCGTCAGTTGCACCAGTTGCAACACCTGCATCAGTTGGTGGCGCTCGCGTCATCTCAGAAGCACGCACATACACAGCAGACTCTGAGAACTCGTTCATCAAGGACGCGTTCAATGCACAGTTCCGCAACGACTACTCAGCAAATGAGCGTCTTGCTCGCCACATGAAGGAAGAATCAGTCGAACGTCGTGACGTTGGAACTGGCAACTTCGTTGGCCTCGTAGTACCACAGTACCTCACAGAGCTAGCTGCTCCTCTTGCTCGCGCAGGACGCCCAACAGCGGACTTCGCTACAAACAAGATGGCACTGCCACCAAGTGGTATGACACTTGAAATCTCTCGTATGACCACTGGTACATCGACTGCAGTTCAGGAAACACAGAACACAGCAGTTTCAGAAACTGACGCAGACGACACACTACTGACTGTTAACGTGCGTACAATCGCAGGACAACAGGACCTTTCACGCCAAGCAATCGAACGTGGTACAGGCATCGACACATTCGTCGTTGCAGACCTCATTCGTTCATGGCACACAACACTTGACTCACAGATTCTTAACGGTACTGGCTCAAACGGCCAGATGCTCGGTATCCGTGCTTCAGGTGGAAACGCAATCACATTCACAGCGACAACACCAACAGTCGCACTTCTATATCCAAAGTTAGCTGATGCGTTGCAGCAAGTACAGAGCAACGTCTTCACAACTCCAACTCACTGGATTATGCACCCACGTCGTCTTGCATTCCTTTTGGCTGCAACAGACTCAACAGGTCGCCCAGTAGTTGTACCAACAGCTAACGGTGTAATGAACGCAGTCGCACAAGGTGCAGGAGTCGCGCAATACGCGAACTCAGGCTACCAGCTTCTCGGTCTACCTATCATCACAGATGCAAACGTGGGCACAACCTACGGCGCAGCAACAAACCAGGACGAAATCTACCTCGTTGATGCTCGCGAAATGCACCTTTGGGAACAACCAGGTTCACCGTTCTCACTTCGCTTCGATGCAACATCTCCAGGCAGCTTGACAATCAAGACTGTCGTTTACGGATTTAGCGCATTTACAGCGGGACGTTACCCAGCAGCAGCCTCAATCATTTCAGGCACTGGTTTGGTAGCACCTTCTTTCTAATCTGAAAGAATCTAGTACAAGTGCAGGGCAGGTGAGACTCCCCCGACTCATCTGCACTGCACCTCTCGGGGGAGAACAATGAAAACAGCACACAAAGTTTCAATCGGCGTCTGCGACCCAGGCTCTGTCAATGGCGACTTCGCCTTTAAGCTCATTCAACTGGCACAAGCCAGGGGCTCAAAGCTCGGCCCGTTTGTCCGCATCAAAGGAAACGGGCTTCTTAGCAAGCTTCGCAATAGAGTGGTCAAGACATTCCTGGATAGCACAGACTCTGACTGGCTCTTGTTGATAGACTCTGACGAGCAGCTCTCAGTTGCAGTCTTTGACCAGCTCATAAACACCGCGCACCACACAGAGCGCCCTGTAATTGCGGGCCTTGTGTTTGCAGCATTTAAGAAAGACGGCGAGCTCTATCCGCAGCCAGTCCCAGCGATTTTTCAAGATGCCCCCGGGGGGTTCTTGCCGTTATTTAAGTACGACCGCAACGCGATTTTCGAGATAGATGCATGTGGAACTGGGTGTATGCTCATTCACAGAAGCGTCCTCGAAAAGATGCGAGAAGTGGCAGACCCACACCAAGGCACCGACTGGTGCTGGTTTTGGGACGGGCCGCTCAACGGCGAGTGGATTAGTGAAGACCTGCTGTTCAGCCGCAGGATTCGCCAACTCGGCTTTCCAATCCACGTGAACACCGCAGCGATTTTGCCCCACCAAAAGAGTTACTGGCTCGACGAGCGACACCACATCGACTGGCAACTCAACGAGAACAGCTAGAGAAAAGGACCAAGCGTGGCTCTAACAAACGCATACTGCACACTGTCTGACCTGAAGACAAGCCTCGCTATTGAGGACATCACAGACGACACTGCGCTCGAGGCTGCTATTTTGACCGCTAGCCGCATGATTGACGACTACACTGGCCGATTCTTTTACAAGGACGGCACAACAGCCGCGCCCGTCACTCGCTACTACACAGCACAAGACTGGTGGACTTGTAACACAGACGACTTCGTTTCATTCACAGAGCTTGCAACCGACGACAACTTCGACCAAGAGTACACGACCATTTGGACAGCAGGCGATTACATGCTGGAGCCAATCAACAACCCGCGCCGTGGTTGGCCGTATTCTCGCTTCTTAGCCATCGGCTCTTATATTTTCCCATATAACCTGCCACAGTCTGTCCGAATCAAGGGCGTGTGGGGCTGGTCTGCAATTCCAGCCGAAATCCAAATGGCAGCCAAGCTTCAAGCTTCACGTTTGTTCATTCGCCGCCAATCACCATTCGGCATCGCGGGCACACCAGACCTCGGCACAGTTCGTCTTTCATCACGCCTTGACCCAGACGTCGAGGCTTTAATTCGCCCATTCCGAAAGATGAACGGGCTCGTTGCGTGATTATCTCCGACATTCGCGAGGGAATCAAAAAGAATCTTTCGTCTATTGACGGTTTGCGCGCCTACGACTTGGTGCCAGACGTCATTGTTCCACCTTGCGTGGTAGTTGGGCAGCTCGATTTCACTTTCGACCTCAACAACGCCCGTGGACTCGACCAGGCCAATCTTGATGTGTTCGTTATCGTGCAGCGCTTCTCAGAGCGTACAGGACAGGACAAGTTAGACAAATATCTAGCGGGTTCAGGTGACTACTCAATCAAGGCGGCCATAGAATCAGACCGCACTCTTGGCGGTGCGTGCAACACGTTGCGTGTCACTTCTGCAGAGTCTGGCACTTATCAAATGGGCGACATCGACTACCTTTCTTATCGCTACCGATTAACCGTATGGGGTCAAGGAGACTAACATGCTATACACAATCACCTCGGACACCCTAGAGGTTCCGAACAAGAAAAAAGGCGAGACAATCGCCGCAAAAGATTTGCTAGAGCTCGGGTGTGACATCGCTGCGCTTGTTAGTGGTGGACACCTTTCTAGCAATAGCCCATCTAAGCCACAAGCAGAAGGAGCCGATGAATAATGGCCCGCATAGTCCTAACAAACGCTTACATCACAATCAACTCAGTCAATCTTTCGGACCACATCGCTAGTGTCACAATCACATCAAGCGATGATATCGTTGAGACGACTGCATTCGGCTCGTCTGCACGCACACGCGTTGCTGGCCTCACAGACAACTCAGTGGCACTTGAGTTCCACCAAGATTATGCGACCAGCTCAGTTGAAGCGACAATCTACCCGCTTCTTGGCAACACTACTGCAGTCGTAGTCAAGCCAAACGGCGCGACAACAGCAGCAGACAACCCTGCATACTCATTCACTGCGCTTGTTTCCGAATGGACTCCGCTTAATGGAGCCGTCGGCGAATTAGCAACTGCATCGGTAACATGGTCAATCTCTGGCGAAATCACAAAGGCGGTTTCATAAATGGCCCGTATCGTACTGACTAACGTTGCTGTCACATTCGGCACGACAGACTTGTCTAGCTACGTCACTTCTGTCACTCTAGGCTCAACCTACGATGTCGTCGAGACAACAGCTTTTGGCAATACTGCACGCACACGCGTTGCGGGGCTTGCGGACAACAGTGTTTCGCTCGAGTTCAACCAGGACTACGCAGCGGGCGCACTCGAATCCGTTATCTATCCAACGCTGGGCACTGCAGTGTCAATCACTGTGCGCCCTGTCGCTGGCAGCTCACCTGCTTACAGCTTTAGCGCGTTGGTCTCCGAATGGACTCCGTTAAACGGAGCTGTCGGAGAGTTAGCAACCGCCTCGGTCACATGGCCGATTAGCGGCGTTATTACAAAGTCATAAACTAACAAGGGGGAACAAATGGACGGCTTAGCAATCAAGGTCAAGACCACAGACGGCGTCGAGGCTTCATACAAACTGACACCTCGCGTCATCGTGGCATTTGAGCAGCAATACGGCAAAGGAATGCCAAAACTGCTTGGTGAAGAGCAAAAAATCGAACATGTCTACTGGCTAGCCTGGAAAAGCATGGGCGCAGCTGGGCAGGTTGTAAAGCCATGGGGTCCAGAGTTCTTGGACACCATCATCACAGCAGAACTTGACGCTGACGAGTCTTTCGGGTCCACCGAGATAGCTTAACCTACAATGTAGCGGCTATCTCGGTGGAAACAGGCATTTCACCCATTGATTTGCTTGATGCCCCCGAGGGGATACTTGAAGCGATAACTGCCTACCTAAAAGAACGGGCGAAAAAGAACAATGGCTGATGAAGCGATTATCTTGACGGGGGTGTACGAAACACTCACGGCGCTTAAAGAGTTCGACAAGGACGCAGTAAAACGATTCAATAAAGTCATCAACTCCGAGCTGTCTGGCGCTGAACGAGATGCTCGCGCACTTGTATCAGAGGCCAGCGGCTACGGCCCAAGCGGTACCCCGATGAGCGGTTGGAGTCCAAACGACCCAGCCAGGCCACGCAGGTCAACTCGCGGCGGTGCTGGCTGGCCAGGCTGGAACACTGGCGTCATACAACAAGGTATCCGCAAAACAAAAGCGCAGGGCAAGACTCGCGGCGACTACACGACTTCGTCGGGTGCGTTGCTCAATAAGTCTGCAGCTGGCGCAATCTTTGAAGTCGCGGGTCGCAAGACCAAGGGCACAGCAGACCGCACAGGCTCT